AATGATTGCATTCAGGACAGTTAAGCTCAAATGTTTTCAAATCATCCAACAGACCGTCAAAGCCATCAGAATTAAATTCAAATTTCATATAGTTCTCCTTTCTGTATGTACTCGGGTATTCTCAGTACCCTGTATATACAGGATAGGAGAATCTTGGCATAACTGCAAGGAAAAGCGTTCGACAAAGTTATGAAAATCTTATAAAGAAAGGAAAATGAAGTATGGAAGTAGGCAAGATATTACCTGTTGAAGCAGCAGCCATACTGCATGCATCCCCACAGTTTGTAAGGGTTGCAATGCAGCAGGAAAAGCTTCCAATCGGGACTGCAATTAAGATGTCCTCGATCTGGACATATAACATATCGGAGAAGCTTCTGGCTGAGTACAGCGGAAAAAATATAAGAGCTGAGCTGGAGAAGATAAGAGGTGGAAGTAAATGAGACGAGATGCAATCATATCACTTTTTATCGCACTTCCTGCTGCAAACCTTCCATTCTGGCAGTGGAGAAGTTCGGCAGAAATGCTTTTAATGGCAGGACTGTTCTGGCAGGTGGCATTTGTGTTTGTAGTTGGAACAGAGTATCAGAAAAGGTAGTAAGAAAGGATCCCGGGAGTGCAGCTCCGGCGGGATCCGATGGACGTAGTAATACACGAATATTACGTTCTTATTATATAGAGAAATAAAAAGAAAAACAAGTGAAATATCAGTATCAACGCAATCTCTATAGAAGAACTGGAGGAACAATCATATGGCAAGGCGAAGGCAGGAAGGAAACCTCTTTTTTCGCCTGGATGTGGATTTTTTCTCAGATAGAAAGGTAAAGATCCTGAAAGCCCGGTATGGAGCAGACGGGATCACCTTATACTTGTATCTCCTGTGTGAGATATACAAGACAGGATATTATTTAAAGATTGATAGAGATTTTGAGTACATTGTTTCAGATGATCTGAACATGGAAAGCAACAAGGTGAAGCAGGTCTTGAACTTCTTATTGGAACGGTCACTGTTTGATAACACACTTTTCCAGTCGGACAAGGTTTTGACCTCTGCCGGAATACAGAGGAGATATCAGGCAATGGTAAAAGCCAGGGCACTGAAAACTCCGATCACTGTAGAAAGGTTTTGGCTCCTTCCAGAGGAGGAAACAGAGACCTTTATTAAAGTGCACCCTTCTTTAAATAATTCCGAGAATAATCCCGATAATTCCAGGAAAAAAGATGATAATTCCAGGAAAAATGACACAAAAGGAAAGGAAAAGAAAGAAGAGTATATATATACGGCTCCGCCGGGTACATACTTTGAAGATCCTTCTTTGAATGATATTTTCCTGCTGTTTTTGAAATCAAGACAGAATAAAGGCGATCAGCTGACAGATGAGCAGATCCAACTGTTGGCAGAAGAAGTCCTTTCCTTATCCAGTGATCCGGAGGAAAGGATCGCCATGGTCAAAAAATCTATCATGAATGGCTGGAAAGGATTTTACCCGGTGAATAAGCAAAAGAAGAAAGAGACCTCCAAGAACCGGTTTAATAATTTCCACCAGCGGGACTATGACTTTGCTGATTACGAAAGGCGTTTATTGAAGCAGGGCGCTGGAGGTGATGAAGCTGGACGTAAAAGAATTATGGGGTAAGGCCTGGAGCCTTAGACCTGGCCAGAACACAGCCAACATGAAATATGTTGGTACGATTATTAAATCCGGTATCCGATTTACGTATTACCAGGATGAGAATGGAGGGATATGGTTTGACAGTGAACCAGTCGAAGGAAAACCTGAATGGATGCAGAGAGCAGATGAAGCCAGGAGAAGAAGGAATAGACGGTATTCTTGAAGTCTTAAAGGCTTATGTCTGTGATGAGATCTGCTGCCACAGAGGTGCTGTAACACAGGAAGAAATGGATCAGCACTGCTGCCGTTGTAAATTACAGCAGTACACAGACAAGATCCGTGAAGAATATGAGAAGATCAATGCTTTTGATCAGAGTTCAACGTATCAGATCATGAAGAAGTATCGCAAGATCATCTTATGCAAAGATTGCAGACACAGAGCAAAATTACGAGATGATTGTTATCGCTGCAGGAAAGCAACCAGCCTTTTAGGTACATTAGAAGACTATGATGGTTGCAGTAGAGGAGAAGAAAAATGTTAATCAGAAGTAAGAACAAAATGCACATTGTAAATATTGAAAATGGTGTAGTATCCGCTGAAGGGGACGGAACGCTTACATTTCGTGCAGGAAAGATAAGAGTTGTATTAGGCGAATACTCAAGTGCCCAAAAAGCTTTTAAAGTGCTGGATATGATCCAGGAAGCGTATGAAGATGAAAAAGTCGTAGAATACACACTTGCTTTACAGGAAAACGAATTTAAAAATATGACAAGAGATCAACTACTGTCTGCCCGAGCCGGGATCCTGAAGAAAGCTGTTTTCCAGATGCCAAATGAAAGTGACGTAGAGGAATAAGGAGAAATCATGGATGTAGTAGAAAGTAAATGGTACGAAATGGACATGCCACTGAATGATGTAAAGAAACTTCTTTCAGCGAATATCAAAACCATGTCCAGAAGCTTTATTGCTGCCGGATATTACATGAAGTATATCCGGGACCGGGAATTATTCCGGGATGGTGGATATAACAGTATCTGGGAGTTTGCGGAAGATCAGTATGGAATCAAAAAGTCAGCAGCCAGTCGCTGGATGGCAATGAATGACAAGTTTTCCAAAGATGGAAACAGCCCTATCCTGGATGATAAATACAAGGATTTTAACAAAAGCCAGCTGCAGGAAATGTTGTATCTGACAGATGAACAGATGGAAGAAGCTGAGCCGGAAATGAGTGCAAAGGAAATTCGTGCAATCAGGAAACCTCCGGAAGTAGAAGTTATTGCGCCGGCGCAACAGATAGATGATCAGATCCCCGGCCAAGACAGCATTGAACAGCATCCAGAATACATGCCAGGAAAAATGACGATTGAAACAGCAACCGGACAGAACCGGCCGCCGGAGAACGAGATCCCAATCACACCGGAACTGCAGATAGAAGGCTTTTTCGAAGCCCTGAACAAAGGAGATAAAGAACGTGTTCTTACATGTGATATCAACGCAACGACCTATCTGCTTGAAGTCCGGTATCAGGATGTCCGGATCAGGAATGGTAAATTCAATTATCAGGCAAATTCAACCGGGATCATGTTCAATCCTGGAAGTTACATGGAATGCGCTTTCACCTGGAATGAGCTGGCCCACGAGCTGATAAAAAGGTTCGGGAAGAAACGGAAACCGGTCAAGATGGTGTCTATAGACGCACCGGAGAAGAAAGATAACAAAATGCCGGGGCCGGCAAAATGTATCACTGGAAAGAGCGGTTCGGGAAAATGCGGTGCAGCAGCCTATTGTGATACGGAATACAAATGCTGTGCTCAGTGTCCGGATGATTGTAACAGTCGCTGCGGATGGCTGGAAGAACGCTGCCAACTGGTAGCAGAAACACCGGACGAAAAGCAGCATGATTGTGGTGTCTACAACAAAATCGCAGACCATCCCGGCGAAGCCACCGCATTGCCAGTCATGAAAAATAATGATCAGAGAAAAGAATGGCTGAGAAACTACAAGGATTGGGGCTTGTGGTACGAAGATAAAAACATCGGTGTTAAATACTACAAGTATGATTTTGAGAATGGCGCATGCTTGATTGCAGAAGAATATATTCTTCCAGGAACAGAATGGATGCCAGAACATGAAACGGCATTCTTACATCTTGTTGGAGGACCTGAACCAGAGTGCAAGGGCGGCATACCGAAATGGACATATCATGCACGGTATTATAAATTCCCAAACTCAGAAACAGAGCTGGTTGAATTCCTGAAGGAATTACAGAAATAAGGGGTGTTATCGAAAATCCAAATATATCACAAATACATAAGGGGAGGCCTTGACCTCCCCGGAAAGGGGCAGAAATTGTTATTTCCAAAACCGAAAAGTAAGAAAAAGAAAAAAACATCATCCACCAAGTATTTTACATGATAAGAAGAGCAGGACGTGTTATCTGTGTATTATGCTTCATGATAACTGGTCTGAACATAGCACTCTTCAGGAACACCATGTATTTAGTGGTCCTAATAGGACAAATTCAGAAGAGAATGGCCTGAAAATATACCTGTGTCGAGATCATCACGTTTATGGCCCGGAAGCTATTCACAACAATGCCCGGATCCGCCATGAAGTACAGCGTATGGCCCAGAGAGAATTTGAAAGGCAGCACAGCCACAAGGAGTTCATGAAGATATTCGGCCGGAATTATCTTGATCAGGTAGAGATAGGGGAAATCAATGAAAAGAAGAGTAAACCTGTACAAGGTAGTAGACCAGAACGGGAAAGCAGTCTTTGAGGATTTATTAACAGCCAAACAGGTTACAGAGAAGCTTGGTATTGCAAGAGATAATGTCTGCCAGGCAGCAGCAAACTTTGCACTTGTGGACAAGAAGTATCGGATCATTCCGGAAGATATTAAGTTAAGCAGGAATCTGGATATTACATTACTCCTAGAATGGGATCGGGTACGAAAAAAAATCCTGCAGACAGCAGGAGGAAAAAATGAATCATGATGATAGGCAAAAAAGAATGTTTACAGCTGTTAGAGAAAATGACTGAGGAATTTCCGGAAGAAGAGCCAGAGCATTTTGAATCAGCAGTTAACCGAATAATATATGAATTTGCAAAACTGGATGGCAAGAAGCCTAAATATCACCAGATGAAGCGATATAACTGTTATTACACTTGTGGAAACTGCGGATTCCGCATGGATGTAGGCCTTAATTTTTGTCCGAATTGCGGATTTTTAATCAACTGGGACAGCATAAGGTGCTTAACGAAATAGAGGAAGAGCAACAGATTAGTACAGAAATAATTCCTGAATTATAACAAATAATAGCACATTGATAATTGAATATTAACGGTTGGAATGATATAATTTCTGTATTATAGATATGATAGGAGGAATTGTCATATGGGAAAATGTTTTTGGTGTGAAGGAACAGGCAAGTTTAAAAAACCAAGGGATGAAAAGAAGTATTCGGAGTTGTTTGATAGATACGATGCGCCTGGAACGCTAACAATGGGAGAGTGCAGAAAACGAGCTTTAAAAGAAGTGGGGTACGACTTAGTAAAGTGCGAACATTGTAATGGAACGGGTATTCAGAAAGATTGAACAGTCCTTTTACCAGCCATCAATATTGGTGGTTGGTATTTTTTTGTTTTTTAGAGAAAAAAGGTGACTACAAGATAGAAAACGGGTTGTGAATGACTAAAATAACATAAATGGTGATTCAACCTGCATAAAACGAACGCTGTGAATGAGGAGCTGGTTATCAGTCTAATTAACGGACGCGAAGTCCAAGAAAGGGGACGATATCCGATTGCTACCTACATTCTAACAGCTTAAGCAACAAGATGGATAATTCCTTACTGGCTGTAAGGGATATTAACCATAAATATATTGTAGTAGAAAGGGGAGGATGCCAGTGGGCGAGATCAAGATCACCAGGAAACTTCTTGATAATTACAGAAAATTAAAGAGGGAAATACCGGTCCTTGGTTTGGAATTGGATGAAATGATGAATGGGGAGGCTGGGCTAGGGAACAGCACAATATTTGATTACAGTACAGGTTTTGCACGGCCTCAGAGCGTAGTTGGGTTTGATCAGGAGCGATATGACAGAAGAAAGAGAACCTATGAGCATAAAAATGAGCAGGTGGCAGCAGTAGACAACTGGATTCAGAACATTGAAGATGGCCAGACCAGATATGTGTTCAAAGCGTTTTATCAGCAGGGATTGACCTGGGAGAAGATAGCAGGAAAGACAGGATATTCACAGAATCCTGATTATCCAAGGCTTATGATCAGAGATAAATACTTAATGAGGGAACAAATAAAATAGTTGACATGGGGCTGTCGCACTAACGTGCGGCAGCTCATTTTATATTCAACACAAAACGCCGGACTTCGAAAAGCCCGGCGCTTGTGGTATAATTAGTTTATGCTACTAAACAAAATAATACAGAGAGATTATACCTCATTTTCTCTGTATTATCAAATCAAACTTCCGCTAGATTTAGAGATTTCTATTCCATCTGATGATCCGGTTCGTCTGGTAAGTGCCTTTGTGGAGGAAATGGACCTTTCTGAACTGTATAAAACTTACGGCAGGATCAGAAAAAATCAGGCAACACCGCGTCAGATTCTGAAACTTGTTATCTATGCAGCAATGAATCGGATCTATTCAAGCCGCGATATCAGAAAAGCATGTAAACGGGATATCAACTTCATGTATCTCCTGGAAGGTATGCCGGCTCCTGACCATGCAACGATCGCGCGTTTTATCTCCCTTCACTTTTCTGTCTGTGCAAAGACGTTGCTTGCACAAATGTCAGATCTGCTCTATCTTTTGGGTGAGATTTCGGGGAAGACCATTTTTATTGATGGCACAAAGATCGAATCTGCGGCCAATAAGTATACATTTGTATGGAAAAAGGCTATTACAAAAAATCAGGCCCGGTTATACACGAAACTGTCTTCTTTTGTGGCTGAATGTGAAGAACTCTATGGAATGAAAACGGTATATCATGATAGTATATCCATACACACCTTAAAGCGGTTAAAAAAGCAGTTATGCCGCATCAAAATACAGGAAGAAATCGTGTTTGTACATGGAACCGGCCGGAGAAAAACACAGTTACAGAAATCTCTGGAACAACTGGATCGGTATCTGGAGAAACTAAAGGAATATACGAAAAAACTGTATACGCTTGGGGACAGAAACAGTTATTCCAAAACAGATCCCGATGCCACCTTCATGAGAATGAAAGAGGACGCGATGCTGAACGGACAGTTAAAGCCTGCGTATAACATTCAGCATGGAGTGGATTCAGAATACATCACATGGATTGATATCAGCCCGCGCCCCACCGATACACGTACCCTGATTCCTTTTTTGAAAGATATGGAGAGCTACCTGGGATTTAAGTATTCAGAAATTGTTGCAGATGCCGGGTACGAAAGTGAAGAAAACTATCTTTTCATTGAAAGCAACGGACAGACTGCCTACATAAAGCCACAGAACTATGAGATCTCAAAAACACGAAAATACAAAAAGGACATTAGCAGAAGGGAAAATATGGAGTATCATGCGGACAGGGACAGTTACATCTGCCGGAATGGAAGAGAACTGACTGTCACAAATGAACGGAGAAGTAAAACGACGAGTGGATATGTCAGTATAAAAACTTATTACAGATGTTCAGACTGTACTGGCTGTCCTTATAAAACAGAATGTATCAAAGGGAACAACTGCAAAACGCCTATGGAAAAACGCAATAAAGTGTTGATGGTCTCAAAGACGATGAGCCAGAAGCGTGCAGAAGATCTGGAACGGATCACGAGTGAGTATGGGACTATGCTCCGGATGAATCGAAGTATTCAGGCGGAAGGTTCTTTTGCTGATGTGAAAGAAGACATGAACTTTCGGAGATATCTGTACCGTGGAAAGGTAAATGCCTTGGCAGAAAGTATCCTTTTAGCGATGGGGCGAAATATCAATAAACTTCATTGTAAGATTCAGACAGGAAGGACGGGAAGTCACCTTTTTGCATTAAAAAAGGCATAGATTTTGATAATTGAAAATAAAACAGTTTGAAATAAGGCATGCTGAAAGGGATGCTTAGGGACGAACTGCGCTTGTAAAGAATGGCATCAAAATGGTAATCAATTTCGATGCCATTTTGGCATAAAACGGGGCTGCCGCCCAGCAAAAATATTTGCTAATGCGACAGCCCCATCCGGATATACCAGAATGCATGACACAGGGTGAAGATATGCAGGAAGCATATGAAATGGCTGTGGATGCCCTTGGCCTGGCGTTGACTGCAAGAGAAAATGAAAAGGAACCAATACCGGAAGCTTCAGCTCTTGATGCCGTAGATCCGGAAGATGGAACTCTAGTGATCATAGAGTTTGATATGGCGGAGTATCGCAGAAAGAATTGCTCCCGTGCAGTGAAGAAAACATTGAGCATTCCAGAATGTCTTAATGAAGCTGCAATCCGTGAGAACATTAACTTTTCTCAGATCTTGCAGGAAGCATTGATGGTAAAATTAGGGATGAACAGGTAACAGAACGGCGGTCCTTGCGGGATCGCCATTTTTTGAGTGAAAATAAAAAAAGTTCGGATTATTCGGAAAGTTCGTTGTACAATACAATAGAAGCCAAAGGCATAAAGGTCGGCGGCTTTAGGAGTCTACATTTATATGATAGGTCACAAGAAGGCATCTGGCGTCATCAGCCGGGTGCTTTTTATATATAAAATGGTAATAGACATAATAAAAAATTATAATAACTTGACAAAGTGATAATTTAATGATATAGTATGAGTGTAGCAATCGATTGCTAATAAGGAGGAAGACGAAATGGCAAGGGGCATAGCAGAGCGTATGGCAGAAATAATTTCTGACCGTAAAATGACGCAAAAGGATCTGGCATCTTTATCAGGAGTGACAGAATCTGCCATTTCCCATTATTTAAAGGGAGATCGTATACCAAGAGGCGCCACTCTGATTAAAATTGCAAAAGCACTCAACACAACAACAGATTATTTGTTGAGCCAAGATGAAAAAAGTGGTTCACAAAAAGATTTTGATGATGCACGGGTGATCTTAGCACGGAATGCTTCAAAAATGACAAAGGAACAAAAAATGGAACTTATTAAACTTTTAATGTAACAAACAGGAGAGTATATGCGTCTGGAAAATGAACAGTATGAAGAGATTAAGAGGGTGGCAATAGATACCTTTTCTCTATATGGAATCAGATGTATTCCAATTAGTGCATTTGAAATGGCTACGAAAATGGGAATTAAGATTGTTCCATATTCTGCTTTAAATGAGGAAAAGAGAATTGCAGCAATGCGTGAAAGCAAAGATGGATTTTCAATTGGCAGTTCTCAGAGTCAAGAATGGATTATTTTTTATAATGATTCGTGTGAAAGTTATGGGAGAATCAACCAAACTATAATGCATGAAATTGGTCATTATGCTATGGGACATATTAAAGATGGAGAAGAGGAAGAAGCAGAGGCAAATTTTTTTGCAAAATATGCACTTGCGCCACCACCACTGATTGACAATTTCATAGAGAATGTTACCCCGGATGCAATAAGGACTACTTTTGACCTTAGTAATCAGGCTGCCAAATATGCATATTGGTATTATCGAAGTTGGCTATATAATGGAATAGGGCATTATACAGACTACGAGGAAAAAATGCTTGATTTATTTAAAGCTGTATAAGTCGAAAGGCTTTATACATACAAAAAACCAAGCAACATAAATATGGTGCTTGGCTCTTGTGAAAATGTAAATACAGTTGTTCAACTGGTTACAATTCCGTCTCGACAACTGAATTGTAACACTGTATTTATCCTTTTGCAAGAGTTAATTGCGAAAGGAGGGGATATCCATGTGGATTTTTAGAACGTGGATTACCAGGAAAGATGGCACGAAAGATTATGCCAAGGATCATGGTAAAAAAGCCTTCAGATTCTGGGTAGGTCCTGGACCGGAACCAGATAAAAAGAAGAATCAGTAATAGTTAACGAAGAGGCGTATTTACCAGTTGGACGCTTCTACCCAAAAGAAAGGTATAGGTAGAAGAAGATGGCCAAAACAAAATCTAGTGTTAGAGGAACTCAGAATAAAAAGATTGTGGTTGTAAAACCGTATACGAGAAGTGATGGTGTAAAAGTTAAAGAACATAGACGTTCAACACCGAATTAATATTGTAAAGGGCGTGTGGGAAATGAGAAATCATTTTTCTACACGCTTTTTCTAATTGCGGACATTTAGCTCAGCAGGTCAGAGCAATCGGCTCATAACCGGTCGGTTCTGGATTCGAGTCCCAGAATGTCCATAAAATAACGCGGGATGAAGTAATGGAAACTTGCAGATCTCCTAAGTCTGAAATGATGGTTCAAATCCATCTCCCGCTATTTATGAAAGGATAAGATATGTTAAGAAGTTGCAAATACTGTGGCCGGATTCATGATAGTAAATATCAATGCAGCAGCAGGCCGGTACGCAGGAAGATACGGACAAAGCAGAATAGTTTTCGAAGCACTGAGGCATGGAAGCGAAAGAGCCTGGAGATCAGAGAGCGGGACAAATATCTGTGCCAGATCTGTATGCGAAAGCTGTACGGAACCACACAGCAATATAACAACCGGGAAATAGAAGTACATCATATTGTACCAATAGCAGAAGACTGGGACGGAAGGCTTGACAATGACAATCTTATTTCATTATGTGGTAGGCATCATGAGATGGCCGAAGCCGGGAAGATATCGCAGGCGGAACTGAAAGAGATTGCCAGGCAGCAGGAGGATGAAATGTAATCCCCCCCGCCTAAAAAAATCTGAAAATTTTGACTTTTTTACGACCACATATGCCCACAGATTTATAATAAATTCCCACATCAGCGTTTTTATTCTTGACGGAAGGAGGGAGCACAATGCCAACAACACCAAAGTCTGCAGATATTATTCGGATGGAAGGAAAATCACACAGAACCAAGAAAGAACTCCGGCAGCGTGAACAGGCAGAAAAGGCTCTGCTTACAGGGATTCCGCTGAAAGAACGGCAGGAAGTGAAAGACAATGAGATTGCACATAAGGAATTTCTTCGACTGAAAAAGCTCCTTGAAAAGATCAATAAATTCGATGATATGTATGGAGCTGTGATAAACAGATACTGTATTTTATATGCAGAAACGAAGGAATTTGAGGAAAAAAGAGATCAGTTTTATAAACAGTTATGTGAGTTTCAAAATGAAAAAGACGATATGCTTATCAACAGAGAACTGACACGGAAAGAATATTACGGCATTGAAGCTTCCATGCAGAAAAGTCTGGTATCTATGGATCGGCAGATCCAGGCAAAAAGAAGAATGCTGGCAGAGATTGAGAAAGAAAACGTTATGACGATCGCAGCATCCCTCAGATCTGTTCCGAAGAAACCGGAAAAGAAAACCAATCCACTGAAAGAAGCGTTGGGCGGATGAAAGAAGGAAAAGCATACAAATATGCCGTATGGTGTTCCACGGAGCAGGAAGGAAAAGTCCCGGAATATGTTAAAAAACAGGCAGAAAGCTGGTTACATATTGCGGATGGAAATGATGAGGACGCTTATGTAGATGAACAGGAGTATGAAAAAATATGCAAATTACTAAAATTAATGGTCCACCCGGATCTTAGATGTAGTATTTATGATGGCCTGGAGGATTATGCGTGGTTTATGATCGTAGCCGGGCTATGCACATATTGCCGGAATTCAGAACAAAGAAGCCGGTTTTATGTAACGATTCTTCTTGAAATCGCACGAAAAAATTTTAAAACATTCAATTCGGCAGTGATATTTATCCTGCTGATGCTTACAGAACCGGATTTTTCCCGGTTCTTTTCTGTTGCGCCGGATCTGCAGTTATCATCGGAACTGAAAAATGCTATCCGAAAAATTATAAAAGTTTCGCCAGCATTATACGATGAGGATGAACCTGCATTTAAGGTCTTGAGGAGCCAGATCATATGTCTGCTCAATGAAAATGAGTATACGCCACTTGCATATAGCCAGGATGGAATGGATGGAAAACTGGCAAATGCGTATCTGGCAGATGAAGCAGGAGCATTGGATGATTATCCGGTAGAAGCAATGAGATCTTCACAGATTACTTTGTTTAATAAACTTGGAATTATCATCAGTACACAGTATCCCAACGATAATAACGTGATGATCGATGAAATTGACATTGCGAAAAAGACTTTGGACGGTCTGCTGGATGATCGGCGATATTTTGCTTTGCTTTACGAACCAGATGATGATCTGAAGCAGGGAGAAGCCTGGCAGACTGATGATCGTGCGATTTATCAGAGCAATCCGGTTGCAGTATCCCATCAATATATTTTTGATGAGATAAAAAAGAAACGTACCTTAGCAGTCCTTTATGAGAATAAAAGAGAAAATTATCTTTGCAAGCATAACAATATTCTCTATAAGGGACTTGGTGTGGAAGGTTATATAGATATTCAGAAAGTGAAACTGTGCAGGATCCAACCAGATCCACAGTGGTGGAATGGCCGTCAGGTATGGGTTGGAGTAGATCTTTCCCAGACGGATGATAATACTGCGGTGGCGATGGTGACAGAAGATAACGGATATATTTACGCTAGGGTAATGGGATTTATTCCAAAAGAGAAAATTAACATAAAAACCCAGAAAGAACATGTGGATTATCAGAGAATGATCAGTAAAGGGGAGTGTATTGCATGTGGTGAGGAAGTAATTGATTACAGTGTAGTGGAAAATTATGTGATACATCTGCTGGAAGAAGAATACGGAGTAATTGTGGAACAGGTTGGATATGACCGCTACAATGCAATTTCAAGTGTCCAGAAAATGGAAGCAGAAGGGCTGGAGTGTGTGGAAATCAAACAGCATAGTTCCGTCCTGCATCAGCCAACAAAATGGTTAAAAGAGCTGATCCTGCAGCAGGCATTCCGATATGAAGAGAACCGGCTTCTGGAAATCAATTTTCAGAATGCGAGATGTACAGAAGACACAAACTTAAACAAATATGTCAACAAAAAGAAATCCACCGGTAAGGTAGATGAGGTAGTTGCATTGATCAATGCGATGTATCTTTTACAGCAATATTTACTGAACGGTGACAATTTTGTTGCCCAGACAGCATAGGAGGGATAGCAAGGGGAATTTGGAAACGGAAAAAACGTGCGGATCCGGATGTGGAACCGGAAGTAGATGCCGCTATTTTAAGAGCCTGGTTATCAGGAGAAAGTATTGGAAGGGAAGGAGCAATGAATATTCCGTCCCTGGCCGGATGCCTGAATAAGATCGCAGGGACAATGGCAGCAGTTCCAATAAAGCTGTATAAACGGGAAGATGACAGGATCACAGAAGTGACGGATGACAGGCGAACGATATTACTGAATTCTGAAACAGGGGATACGCTAGATGCTTATCAGATGAAACGGGCAGTTGTTCTGGATTATTTTCTTGGGAGAGGCGGTTATATTTACATAGATAAAGTCAGGAACGAAGTACGTTCTCTCAGGTATGTGGCAGAAAAAAACATAAGTTTTAACCAGAATCCGGATGTGATATTTAAAGATTATGACATTTTAGTACAGGGAAACACGTACAGGCCATATCAGTTTGTACGCCTTCTGAGAAATACGGAGGATGGGGCACAGGGGAAAAGCCTTATTGAAGAAAACAAGCAGCTTCTTAGTGTGGCGTATAACTCCATGAAATTTGAGGAAACCCTTGTTGCAACAGGCGGTAATAAGAAGGGCTTTATTAAGTCTCCGAGAAGACTGTCGCAGCAGGCAATCAATTCTTTGAAAGAAGCATGGAGAAATCTTTATTCAAACAATACAGAGAGTGTGGTGATCCTGAATGAAGGCCTTGATTTTCAGGAAGCGTCCAATACATCTGTAGAAATGCAGCTGAATGAAAATAAAAAGACGAATGGGGATGAGATCTGTAAAGTAATTGGGATCCCGCCATCGCTGTTAAGTGGCAATGCCGGAGAACAGGATGAAAAAAATTTCATTAAATATGAGCTTTCAAACCTGCTGGCAGAGTTTCGGACTGCATTAAACCGGGCAATGCTGCTGGAATCTGAAAAACAGATGTATTTTTTTGATTTTGATATTTCAGAACTGATCAAAGGTGATATTGACAAGCGGTATAACGCATACAGTGTTGGAATTGAAAAAGGATTTCTTCAGACAGATGAGGTCCGAAAAAAAGAAAATATGCCACCTCTTGGTATGAAATTTATCAAACTGGGGCTCCAGGACGGATTGTATGATCCGGAAAGCAATAAAGTGATTGTACTTAACACCAGTAAAACATTAGATTTGACAAAAATAAAAGAAGGGGGCGATGACCCAGGAGAATAGAGATCAGAGAGCAGTCAGTTACGATTGATGGCTATGTAAATGCTGTTGCCAGAGACAGCAGACCGATCCGGGACAGAAGCGGGGAACAGTTTATTGAGCAGATTGTTCCGGGAGCATTTGAGAGAGCCATTTCACGCGCAGATGAAATAAAGATCCTGTTGAATCATGATTACAGCAGGGAACTTGGAAGTACCAAAACAAATCTGCAGTTGTTTGAAGACAATATCGGGCTTCGTGCAATTGCAGAAATTACAGACGCGGAAGTGATCGAAAAAGCAAAAAAAGGAGAACTGAGAGGCTGGTCCTTTGGATTTATAGAAAGGGCCGCAAAAGAGGAAGATACCGATTCCGGACTGAAACGCAGATTTGTTGAGGATATGGATCTGAAAGAAGTATCCATTATTGATAACAGGAAAATTCCCTGTTATGCAAGCACTTCCATCGAGATGCGCGCAGACGGGAATGAAGTACTGGAGGTAAGAACTCTGGAAACAAAAGTAATCTCAAGTGAACAGAAAGAAAAAGTGGATTATTCGAAATATGAAGCTACCATCAGAAGATTAGGGGGAAAATCATGAAAAGTCATAGAGGAAGAATTACAAATAAAAAGGCATTCCGAGTAGCTGCCAGACGATACCTGCAGGTAAGGGCAGAGGAATTAAAGAACCTGGAGGAAAAAAGAGCTGCCCTTGTAGAAGAAATGGAAGGGATTTTAAATAAGGCCCAGGAAGAAGAACGTGCCTTTGAAGAATCAGAGCAGGCCCGTTTTGATGAAATTGAGAAAGAAATCAATGCCATTGACAAGACGATCGAAGCAAAAGAAAGAGCCAGAAATCTGGGAAATCCCGGAGGAAAGAAAAAAGAAGACGGGGAAAATGATGATCTGACCGTTGAGGAACGGGCATTTGTGGATTATGTGAGAGGAACACTTACAAACGAAAGAGCTGCGAACCTTACTTATGCGGACAATGGTGCAGTGATTCCGTCTTCTATTGTCAATAAAATCATTGAAAAGGTAGTAGAAATCTGCCCAATCTACAGTATGGCTGACCGGTATAACATTGGTGGAACAATCAATATCCCATATTATGACGAAGAAACCAGTTCCATTAAAATGGCTTATGCGGATGAGTTTACAGAACTTACCAGTACATCTGGAACATTCAAGAGTATTTCGCTTGGTGGATTCCTTGCAGGAGCACTGACGCTGATTTCAAAGAAACTGATCAATAACAGTAATTTTGATGTACTGAATAAGATTATCCAGTATATGGCGAAAGCGATTTCTGTATTTATTGAACATGAGTGTCTGATCGGAACAACTGGAAAAGCTGAAGGACTTACGAACGTTACACGGGGTATTACAGCAGCGGCAGCAGATAAAGTTAAAGCTGACGAGTTGATCGATGTACAGGAGTCCATTCCGGATATTTATCAGAGCGGTGCTGTATGGATCATGAATAAAGCCACCAGAACCGCAATCCGAAAGTTAAAAGATAGTGATGGCAATTATCTTTTGAACAGGGATGTATCAGCACGGTGGGGATATACGCTTCTTGGAAAAGATGTGTATTGTTCCGATGCAATGCCAAAGATGGCAGCAAAAGCTACAGCAGTATATTATGGAGACTTTTCCGGATTAGCGGTAAAAGTGGCAGAGGACGCAAATATCGAAGTACTGAGAGAGAAATATGCAACGCAGCATGCAGTAGGCGTAGTTGCATGGATGGAAATTGATACAAAAGTGGAGGATTCCCAGAAAATCGCAAAATTGACAATGGCATCCGCTTAAAGTTGCGCCGGCGCAAAAGGAGAGGAAATATGAAGATCAGTGAAATAACTGCTGCAGATATATGGCGGCATATCAGGGAATCTCCGGAAGATATGGAGACAGAAGACAATACGGAGATTCTGGTTATGAAAAAAGCCGCCGTAGAATTTTGTAAAGGATATACGGGGCTGACTGAGGAGCAGCTGGACGAGCATGAGGACATTACGATTGCCGTCCTTATGCTCATTGCGGATATGTATGATAACCGCCAGCTGCAGGTTGATAAAAATGTTATGAATAAAACAGCAGAAACTATTCTGGGAATGTACTGTATCAATTTTCTGTGAGGTGGCGAAATGATTTATACAGGAAAATTAAACCGGCGGCTCACTTTCCAACGCCTTGAAGCCAAAGAAGACGAGATGGGACAGGATAAGTCATCCTGGCAGGATTATAAGACCGTCTGGGGGAGCGTAAAACCATACAAATCTTCGGAATATAACTTTATGGGAAAGCTTAAACCAGAGGTATCTCACAGGATATATGTGCGGTTCCGGAATGATATTACTGCAGATATGAGGATCAAATATCACGGCAGGATCTTTACAATAGAAGGTCCGCCGCTGGACATTGATGAAAGACATGAACTTCTTGAGATACAGTGCAGGGAGGTGTTTGAAGGAAATGAGTATCAAGTTTGATATAACTGGAGATGGAGAATTTGCTGAGGCTATGGAAAAGGCTATGAAGCAGTTTCCTGCTTCTGCGGAAAAGGTTTTGAGGAAAGAAGCAAGGAATATTGCTGAGGATCTTGGAACAAGGGTAAATGCAGAAGCAAAAGGGCATCATTGGAAAGCTAAAGATTCAGAGGAAGAACCAGTTAGATTAGCAGAAAGCTTCCGGCAGGGAAAAGTGATCCGATCAGGAACTAACTACACGGTTGCTGTTACAACGAAAGCTCCACATTATCATCTTTATGAAGAAGGACACGACTTGGTTACTCATAACCGGAAAAACCGTTGGGGAAAAGGAAAACCGGGAACTGGAAGAAAAGTTGGTAAGGTATACGCTAAAAAGACTGTTGGAAAATATATGGCACGACGTTCAGAATATTCCGAAGCAATCGGCCAGGAGCTTCTAAATTCAATACTGGAGGATGCAGGATTTGACTCTTAAAGATATTAAGCAGGCTGTGAACCTCACATTAAAGGAATCCTATCCCGGTACAAAAATATACGGACCAGACACAATAGAGGGTTATACCAGACCTTCTTTTTTTGTTTATGTGACACAGACGTTTTCAGAGAGAACGAAAAATGCGGTCCATAAAAATGTTGAGATCGAAATTGACCTTATCCAGAAACGGTCTGACGAACTTGCGGCAATGGAATTCTTTGAAAAAATGGAATTTGTTTTTGGCTATAAACTTGAGGTTGGCAGCAGGAAACTGAATACCGATAACATAAACTGTATGTTTGAGGGGGAAAACAACAATATCCCTGTAGTGACATTTGAAGTGGAATTCTGGGATGAGGTGAAAAAGGAGGATAACAGTGAAATTATGAAAAACATGGAAATGAGACAGGAGGTAGGAAACTGATGGGATTACCAGCAATGAACATCACATTCGTGGTACGGGCGCAGAATTCGGCAAAAAGGCTGGACCGCGGATCTGTTGGAATGGTGCTCAAAGATGCAAAGGTTCCAAGTGGGAATCCGATAACAATTTTTTCAAGTGAAGATATCCCGGAGGAGCTGGGGACAGATAATAAAAACCAGATTGCCCTGGCACTCCGTGGAAATGACACGGCACCGCAAAAAGTTGTGGTATATGTTCTTGCTACTGCAGAGACAGATTACAATAAAGCCTTCAAATATTTTGAGCGGAAGAAAGTAGACTGGATGTGTTTCCCAAGTGCAAAAAAAGATTCCCAGACACAGAAGATCACAGACTGGGTGAAAGCTCAGAGGGAAGCTCATAACAGAGTGAAAGCTGTGTTACCGGAAACAGAAGCAGATACAGAGGGAATTGTAAATTATGCAACGAAGACAGTAACTGCAGATGGAAAGAGCTATACAGCAGAAACGTTCTGTTCTAGGATTGCCGGTCTGATCGCAGGAACAGGAAGTGATCAGTCCGTGACCTTTGCTGTTCTGGACGATGTAACAGCCTGTGAAGATCTGGACCGTAAATCGGTTGAAGCAGCCATTGATGCAGGAAAGTTTGTTTTGTTTGATGACGGAGAAAAAATCAAGGTTGGAAGAGGCGTGACATCGTTAACCACTTTAACCGGAAAGCAGAGCCCATGGAAAAAAATCCGTGTTGTAGAGACTATGGACATGATCAACAACGATATTGTTGAGCTGGCCGAGGATAACTACATCGGAAAATATCAGAATACATACAGCAATAAGTGTCTTCTGTTATCTGCGATCAAAACCTACATGGACGAAATCCTTGTAAATGGCCTGATCGAAGATTACAGCATTGAGTTTGACGTGGAGAAAATTCGAAAATATGTGATCGAAAATGAAAAGATCAAAAAAGAAGATGCAGAAGCCATGTCAGATGAGGAAATGCAGAAACAGTATACCGATGAAAAAGTATATTTCAAAGCAACTGTGACAATTTCAGATGTCATGGAAGACATCTATCTGGATATCACGGCATAAAAGGAGGGATTAACGAGGAAAGGTTATACACCGGACAGGGTTATTAATGGAACGTTTGGAGAGCTGTGGATTGATGCTGAATATATGGCAGAAACCACTGCACTTCAGGCAAAAATGAAATTTGATACCGCAGAAGTGACACAGGCAAGGACCTTAAAAAAGGGGTATAAAGTAACGGGAATCAGCGGATCAGGAACTGTAAAACTTAATAAAGTGACATCATACTGGCTGAAAAGAGCAGCACAGGCGATCAAGGAAGGAAAAGCAATCAGAGGCACGATCATCTCCAATCTGGATGACCCGGAAGCCTTTGGCGGCGAACGTGTACGGCTTAAGGATTGTATTTTTACAGAAATCCCAATTGCAGACTGGGAAGCCGGAAAGCTGGGCGAAGAGTCCATTCCGTTTAATTTTTCGGATTTTGATGTATTGGATGCTATTTGACAGGAGGAAAAGAACATGAATCTGATTGAAAAGCTGATCAGAGTTGATAAAGAGACAGTAGAGAAAAAGGAAACAAAGAAGATCCGATCTGCAAGGCTGACAAAGCTTCTGGGAGAGGAAACAGAGATCACGATTCAGGAAGTTTCGGGTCGGAAGCACAATGATATCATGCAGATGATGTTTGATGAGAAAGGAAAAAGAAATATTTCAGCAGCTTACGACACAAACCTGATGTTCTGTGTGAATGGAATTGTTGAACCGGATTTAAAAGATCCGGCTTTGCTGGAGCATTTTAATGCTGCGACTCCAAAAGATCTTGCCGCAATTCTGTTTCAGGCAGAAGCCGGAACCATTGCAGATGAGATTATTGCTTTATCTGGGCTTAAGACTGAGGAGAAGGAAATAAAAAACTGATCAGGACGGACAGGGAAGCAAGCATTGCTTATGCACTGTTCCGTTTGAAAAAGTGGAAAATTTCGGATTATTACAATATGGGTGCGGGTGAACGTCTGATCACCCGTGCTTTTTTGATGCAGGAGATCGAAGACATAAAAGAGGAGGCGAGGGAACGGGGCAAATAAAACAGTAGCAGCGGTAGTAAAGCTGATCGATGAATTTTCAGATCCATCGCGGACAGTAGCAAGACAGTCAAAAAATCTGGAAAAAAGAATTGGCAATCTTGGAAGTGTATTTGAAAATGCAGGGCAGTTTTTGGAAGGAGCCGGAGAAAGCCTTACAAAATCGGTTTCTGTGCCAATGGCAGCGGCTGGAACAGCTGCAATAAAGTTCGCTTCTGAATCACAGGATGCCTACAAACAGTTTGCGGCCGCAACTGGGACAGCAACCGAAAACCTGGGCAAATACCAGGATATGATCAACAATGTCTACAAGGACAACTTTGGAGAATCCATAGGAGATGTGGCGGATGCAATGGCAAAAGTTGACCAGAACATGTCCTATCTGGATGATTCTGCACTGCAGAGATGTACGGAGTACGCTTATACGCTGGCAGATACCTTTGATGTTGATATCGGGGAAAGTACCAGAGCAGCAGACAGCCTGATCAAGAATTTCGGCGTTTCCGCAAGAGAAGCATTCAATCTTATGGCACAGGGGGCTCAGAATGGCCTGGATTTTTCAGGAGAATTGTTTGATAACATTGATGAATATTCCGTACAGTTCCAAAAGCTTGGCTTGGATGCGGAGGACATGTTTTCGATTTTCGCAAATGGAGCGGAAAATGGAGCATTCAACCTGGATAAGATCGGTGATGCGGTAAAAGAATTTTCCATCCGTGCGATCGATGGATCAGATACAACAAAACAGGGATTTGAAGCCATCGGAATGAATGCCGATAAGATGGCAAAAAGATTTGCGGCCGGAGGCCAGGATGCGAAAGCGGCCTTTAACGAGGTAATCCAGGGACTGGCCGGAATGGAAGATCCGGTTGCCCAGAGTGCGGCAGGGGTTAATCTTTTTGGAACCATGTGGGAAGATTTAGGTCCGCAGGTTATTACAACGCTTTCAACAACCAATGGTGCCATCGACGAAACTAAAGAGACGATGGAGGAATTGGTCAACACCAGATATGACACACTCACAGGAGCACTGGGAGGGTTGTGGAGGACGATCCAGGTTGATGTCCTGCAGCCGGTAGGAACGATGCTGATCCCGTATGTGGAGAAGGGAATCACTGTGATTGATTCCCTGGTAGATCACTGGAACGAGCTGGACCCGGCTACACAGAAAACCATTGTGAAGTTTGCAGCCGTGGCTGCAGCAACCGGTCCGGTATTGCTAGGAGCCGGAAAGGTATCATCTGGAATTGGTGGAGTGATAAAAGACTCTGCAAAATTGAGTGGAGCAATTGAACGACTTACGGATGGAAAAACTGGTTTTAAAGCTCTTGGAGTAATTATGAAAGGGCCGGTTGGAATTGGCATAGCAGCTGTGGCAGCAGGAGCGTTTCTAATCTATAAAAACTGGGACAGAATCAGTCCTCTGCTCGGAAAAACAGCTGCACGGTTTGAATCGTTCTGGAATACCGTACAGCCACAGCTCCAGCCGTTTTTAGGACTATGTACAGAAATAGGCTCTTATCTGGAGAGCGGATTTATAAAAGCTGTACAATTTGTATTCTCAGAAGGATCGGATGTGATTGTAATATTCTTTGAAGGTGCAAGCCAGTATATAGACGGTTTTCTTGGCGTTCTTGAGGGAGTTACAACATTTATGAATGGAGTGTTCACTGGAAACTGGGAAAAAGCATGGAAAGGCTTAAGGGATATTGTTTCCAATTCTTTCGGAATGCTGGAAGCCCTTGTAAAAACCCCGATGAATGCAGTCATTTCCATTGTAAATGGTGCGATCAGCAGGATTAATTCTATCCATTTCACAGTTCCGGATTGGGTACTTGGAATTGGTGGTAAAAGCTGGAAAGGGCTTAACATTCCGCAGATTCCAGCTCTGTCAAAAGGAACCGATAACTGGCAGGGCGGTATTGTACAGATCAGTGAGAAGGGCGGAGAGATCGTTGACCTGCCAAGAGGTACAAGGGTATATCCACATGATGAATCTGTCCGAATGGCACGTTCCGAGAATAAAGGTACAGTAATTACCATAGCGAAACTGGCAGACAGCATTATTGTTCGTGAAGAAGCAGACATTGACCGGATCGCGGAAAGAATTGTAAAGAAAATAAAAGAAACCAATGATAATCTTCCGCAGACAGCGGTAGTATAGGAGGCGTAAATGATTAGTAAGATGGAAATATGGCTGAAATGCGGAAAAGATTCCATACAGCTTCCGATACTGCCAGCATCCTATAACGTTACAAGGGATGCCGGACATGAAACCGTGAACGTCCAGAACCTTGGAGATGTCACAATCCTTGGAAAAAGAGGACTCAGTTCCATAGAACTGGAGTCCTTTTTTCCAAATAAGGATTATTCCTTTGCAGCATATAAGAAAAAGCAGAGTCCATGGGAATATGTGAAGAAAATACTTTCCTGGCAGGAAAAAACACTCCGTCTGGTTGTTACCAAAACCAAGATCAATATGCAGGTGGTGATCAGCTCCTTCTCATACGGGGAGGAAGATGGAACTGGAGATATCAAATATAAGCTGTCTTTGATGGAATACCGGGCACCTAAGTACACAAAACCAAAAAAGAAAAAGACATCAAAGACTGCAGCTTCCACAACGAAAAAGAATATAAAGCAGGGAACGAAACGGGAAACGTCCAAAACGAAAGCAAAGGTGCATATTGTTTCCGGAAACGATACCTTGTGGAGTATTTCCAAGAAATATTACGGAACTGGATCATATGCGAACAAGATCTACGAAGCAAACAAGACCATTATCGAGCGGACTGCAGTAAAACATGGATTCCGCAGCAGTGCCAATAAGGGTGTGAACGGATGGTGGATCTTTGATGGAGAAAGGCTTGTGATACCATGAGATTAAAGTGGAAAGAGAATGATATAACAAAATATGTCACAAGCGTTACCTGGTCCGGAAGTGCACGTCAGGCAGCCCGGACCGTTGCGTTTTCTGTAGCATACAGTCCGAATGATAAAAGTGTAGAGACACTGGATATCAAGCTGGGAGATAAGATCGTATTTTATCCGGATAGCAATCAGAAAGTGCATTTTTTCGGGGCAGTTACGGAAAGAAACAGGAGTTCAGATGCCGGAGAGCTGCAGTATACGGCAAAGGATCATATGATCCATCTGCTAAGATCCAACGGGACATACCGGTTCCGGAACAAAACGCCGGAAAAGATTACGGAAATGGTATGTAAGGATATCGGTATAAACGTCAGAAACCTTGCAAAGACTGGACTGGTGTTAAATAAGATGTTTTTCCAGGAAAGGCCATATTATGAAATTATTATGGCTGCATACACAAAAGTGTACAGGAAGAATAAAAAGCCGTACATTGCCCAGATGAATGGGGATACCCTGGAAGTGATCGAAAAGGGGAAGACGATCCCGGGATTTCACATTAAGCAGGGTGAACGGATCCTTGAATCGTCTTACAGCGAGAATATGGATGATATGGTAAACCGGGTGTATGTATATAATTCTTCAAATAAGAAGATCGGGATCCTTACCAACACACGCTGGGCGAACATGTATGGAATATTCCAGAGCGCGATCACTGTGGATTCCGGTAATGGCAAGCAGGAAGCAATGAACGAGCTGAAAGGAATCAGTAAAAATGCAAGCCTGACATCAACAGGGGATTACCGGTGTGTTTCCGGTCTTGGGGTGATCATAGAAGATTCCAGGACAGGACTGAAAGGGAGATTTTGGATTGAGAGTGATTCCCATGAATGGAAAAATGGATCCTATACGATGAAGCTTGATCTGGAATTTAAGAATATCATGGACACGCAGGAAGAGGATGAAGAACAGACATCCTCAAGCTTGTCTGATTTATCAGAGAGTTCTGCTTTGGAAGATGTTCTGAACCAGGCAAGATCCTGGATCGGGATTGGGGAAAATCCGCCTGGAAGCAATCATAACGAGATTACGGTTTTGTATGGAATGGATGCTGCCTGGTGCTGCATGTTTATCTGGGCCTGTTTCAATAAGAGTGGACATGCAGATCTGTTCATGGGAGGAGCAAAAGAAGCTTATTGTTTTAATGTCCGGGATTACTACCAGGCTCGCGGAAAATGGGGCAGTACCCCGAAAAAAGGAGCTTTAGTAATTTATGGTGGTCAGGGACATATTGGAATTGTTGAAAGTGTCAATAGTGCTGGTGGATACACAAGCATTGAAGGCAACTATGGCGATGATGTGAAAAGAAGAGATTCCCATCAGAATGTCCTTGGATTCTGTTACATAGATTATCCGGTTACAAAATCGGCCGAAGGAAGCGATGAGGTGATAAGCGGAACAACCGTAGCGGTTCCGGGATCTGTAGCACAGACAGGGATCATAAAAGACTACACAAACTATTCCTATTTCTTTGGAAGATGGAACAGTGGCAGCACCCAGAAGATAATAGCAGATCTGTGGGAAAATAATGGAAAGCAAGGGAAGAATGGTATTGCAACCATCAATGGCTATTACCTGATAGCTCTCCGTCCGGTGTTTGGTTCCGCAGGTGATGTTGTAAGCGTGGTTCTGGAAGACGGAGCACGCTTCAATGCGATCATAGCAGATGAAAAAGGTGATGATGCCGGAAACCAATGGGGCCATGTGTATTCCGGTGCTGTGTCGATCGTGGAGTTTGAAAGCCTGGGAAATTCCGAGACAAATAATGGAGCGCAGCTTAATATCGGGCAATGGGCCGGAAAGAAAGTGACGGCGATCATTAACGGAGGGAGGTACAGCGGGCTATGACTCCTTATGAAGAGTTAATTGAGCAGATGAGAAAGGCGGGACGTTTTTACAACCCTCAGGTGCCGGAATTTGGCATAATGGGCCATGACGGGAGAGTAAAAATAGGATCGGGAATAATAAATAAAAGTGACTATTCAGTAAGCAGCAACCTGGCTGTTGAAGACGGAATCAATCATCTGGAAGAAGGTGATAAAGTCTTATTGATGAAGATGAATGATACTGAGGAATTTGTACTGATTGCAAAGGTGGTGGACCCGGTATGATGTTTCCGTTTGCAGATACGGAATCCGATGATATTACAGAAGAGGAATACGTTCCGAAAGAATATGGAATTGATTTCAAAACAGGACAGTTGTCCGGGAAGATCGTGGAGGGCGTAGATGCTCTCATGGTATGGTGCTGGATCGCATTACATACGCCAAGGTACAGATATTATATATATTCAGATGAATATGGACAGGAGTTTGAGGACCTGATCGGAAAACAGTATTCTGAAGGATATACGAATTCAGAGCTGGAAAGAATGACGGAGGAGTGTTTATGTGTAAATCCATATATAGAAGGGATCACAGATTTTGAATGTGTGAAAAAGGATGAAAAGATCATGCTGTCATTCAAACTTATAACAACACTGGGAGAACAGGAGGCGGAGATCTATGTTTGAGGATATGACATTTGAAAATATCATGGAAGCCATGATGAAGGAGATGCCGGACGATATCGATACATCAGAGGGAAGTCTTCTGTATAATGCCTGTGCAAAACAGGCGGTCCAGCTGGAAGAGACATATATGTTTATGGCCGGGATAGAAAAGAACATGTTTGCAGATACGGCGGATCTGGAACACCTTATCCGGATTGGAAATGACATCGGATGTTTCATAAATGAAGCTACCTATGCAGAATTTGAAGCACAGTTCAATTGTGCAGTTCCGGCCGGCAGCAGGTGGAATTGCGATGAGTACAACTATACAGTGTTCAATGTGATTGATGAAAACAAGCATATATACAGGCTCGGATGTGATACATCTGGAAGCGGCCCGAATACCCTTTTATCTGATCTGGACCCGATAACTTTTGTGGAAGGGTTTGAGTGGGGAAAGATACTGAAATGCAGGCTGCAGGGAAAAGACCAGGAGGATACCGAACTGTATCGGTCAAGAGTGCTGAACAGCTACAATTATCGAGGTTTTGCCGGAAACAGGGAGTATTACAAAGGTAGGATCAATGAAATGCCTGGTGTAAAGGCCTGTAAGTTGGAAAGAGTTTCAAAACCAGATGATCAGATCAAGGTAATGATTGCAGGAGATTCTTTCCGGACTCCTGATGAGGACGTTGTGAAAGAAGTGCAGAATACCGTTGATCCGGTGGTGACAAGCGGAGAAGGCGATGGAATTGCTCCAATCGGACACAGGGTAAAAGTGGTTGGTGCAGAGGAAGAGACCGTAAATATCAATACAGAAATTACATTTGAATCCGGATACGCCTATGAAGACATTAAGGAATATATCAATCAGGCCGTTGAAGAGTATTTCCTTGAAGTAAGGGAAAAATGGGAGAAGAATGATAATCTGGTTGTAAGGATTCTGCAGGTTGAGAGAGCAATCGTGGATGTGACAGGGGTAGAGGATGTTGCAGGAACAACCCTGAACGGAGCAGCCAAAAACTATACAGTTGGGAAAAACAAGCTTCCTGTGAAGGGGGAACTGACATGCACGTCAAAGTAAACTATCCGGATGCCGTGATGCAGATCAGGGAAATCAAGTGTTCTGTTAAAGCTGGGGATATTATTGGAGAAAAACTGGAGAATCATATCCAGGAACTGGATGATAATATCACGGTAAAAGAATCCAGGAAAAGTGGAATTGAAAGAAGAGAGCGGATATTAAATATCCAGCCTTCAAGCAGCAGTGATTTGGAAACACGAAAAATTGCCGTGATTGCAAGATGGTGTATCTCGACTATGTATACGGAAAGGATTCTTCAGAAAAGACTGCAGAGTATGCTTGGGGATGGATACAACCTGGAAGTGAACATACAGCAGAAAACAGTATCCGTTACGTTGCAGTTGAAACACTATAAAAACAGAAAAGTAATATGGGAAATGCTGGAAGGAATCGTACCGCTGGACCAGATTATAGACGTTATCATTATTTATAATACATACCGTGCATACAAGCCCTTTACCTATAAAGAACTTAAGGTAAAAACATACGATCAGCTTCGAACGGAGGTAATACAGTGAAGAAAACAAAGAATTACGCAATGCCTTATCCGGAACAGGATGATTATTTCAATGTTGAAGATTTTCAGGATATGATGGTTTCCGTTGACAATCTCATGAAGAAATTATCAGATTCAGGAGCTCAGATAAGTAGCGATGCTGAACATTTATATAATCAGACAAAAGCCCAGATGGACAATATCCAGAAAAGAATGAATGCTTTTACGGCATTAAGAGATGGTTCAACAACCGGAGATGCAGAGCTGAAGGATATACGTGTTGCCTATGATGGAAAAGAATATGGAAACGCCGGAGAAGCGGTAAGGGAACAGGCTTCGGATATACATAAAGCTCTCTTTGGTGCCGGTGCTTCCATCTGGTCAAAGGCGAAATCAGAATCCACGAAATATGTTGCGGAAACCAAAGGAATTTGTATTTTAAATGAACGCTTTACGGCAGCAGGCGTGGTTGCCAAAATAAGCAGAGGTACTTTTGCACAGAATGAAAGTACATTAAATTTGGACAGAGAATGTTCGGCTTATATTGTAGAATTTGAAAAAAATCCAGGAACCGTATACATGCCCAGTGCTGAGACCATAAAAATAGTAAGCACAACGAAAATAATATTTGAAGCAAACGGCAACGCACGCTGCTGGATCCCCGTAGAAAAAGGCCAATACCTTGCCGTAGACAGCACCGCCACTGCATACACAAGCGAAAGCAACCATGTGCCCTACATGCTCTACGATCAGGCGAACAAAACCCTGGAATTCCGGGGCTTTGGCTCTGCCGGAAGCATAGAACCCGTAGCTCCATATTCCCTCGCCCTGGAATATAAACTCGAATATGATATGGACGACACAGGCCTGGTGAAGCAGATTGATGCAAATAGAGAGGCTGCTGCTTCGCTAAAGGAAGATTTAGAGGGTATCGCAAAAAAACATGTTAACCTATTGGAAAATTTACAATTTTATCCAGGAGAATTTTATACTTATGAAAGTCATAATGTATCAGAAAATTCTGATTTTGGTAGATTTGAGTTATTTAATATTAACGCTAATGAAAATTATTATTTTATAGATATTTTTTCTAGTTTCTCTTGTGTTAAATATGATGATGGTAGTTATTCAAGAATTGAAAATACAACTACAGGTTTCGTGAGTGGAATTTTTAAACCAACGCAAAATGGTGTAGTTGCTATTACAGGCGTACGTAGCTCAAGTTCTAAGAATACGTTATTCACGTCAAGTAAAGAAATGTATGAAAATAAGATTTATGAATCTTATTTATCATTTAGCGAAAAAGCAAGTGATGAAGTAAGAAAAATTATGGATTATTTACCAAAAACATACTATGTTGAAAAAGACGAAAGTGGTGATTTTGTAAAGTTATCTGATGCGATTGTTACTGCTACAAAGTATATGGATTCTGTTGTATATCTAGGTGATGGAACATGGGATTTGATTGAAGAGTTTGGCTCTGATTTCTTTAATAATGCAACAGGTGGGGGCGCACCACGGTCGCCGGTTAGGGGCTTATTATTAAAAAATAGAATCCATATTATAGGTAGCAGTAAATCAAAAATTATTTGCAATTATACAGGGGATAATGCTGTTATAAAGAAATGGT